TTAGCCGTTATTTGTCCCGTCTAAATTTTCGTGGTGGGACAAAATTGGGACACACTCCGCAAAAATTGCATCTATTTGGCGGGAATGTTCAGTTAAGTGATCTGGCGCAAGATGAGCATACCGACGCACCATTTCTATCGACTCCCAACCTCCCATTTCCTGCAAAATTGATAATGGTACTCCTGACTGAATTAACCAACTTGCCCATGTGTGTCTCAGGTCATGAAATCGGAAGTTTTCTATACCCGCACGTTTTTTCGCCAACCGCCAGGCTGTATTCGAATCAACGCGCATTTTTCTCATCGCCGGTGCAATAGTTCCGTCAGATCGGGTTTTTGGTTCTGTGTGAACAAAAACCCATTTACTGTGGCGACCAATCTGGTCACGAAGAACCTTGCAAGCTGTATCGTTCAGGGCAACGCCAATTGCCCTGGTCGATTTGCTTTGTTCTGGGTGTATCCAGGTTACTTTCCTTTGCATGTCGATTTGTGACCACTCAAGGTCGAGAATGTTGGAGCGTCTCAACCCAGTAGCCAAAGCGAATTTAACAACCGACTTCAAGGGCTCTGGACATTCATCTATCAGCCGTTGTGCTTCATGAGGTTCTAGCCATCTGATCCGCCTGTTTTTAGGTTGGGGGATTTTGATGATTGGTGCTCGGTCTAACCACTTCCATTCACGCTCTGCGGCTCTTAGAAGGGACTTCATAAACGCCAGGTAAGCAGCCTTAGTAGCAACAGCAACAGGCTTATGTTTGAACTCCGGGGCTTCCTTTCCTTGTTTAGCAAGAGCCTCAGCACTTCTGCGCCAGTTCTCATGATGCACCCGGTTTGTCATTTTACTCACGGTCGAATAAATCTTCGCTTCCGTGATATTCTTCAATTTCATACCTTCAAAATAATTCAGCCAGAAGCCGATTAGCACCTTGTCCGTGTCAATCGACTTCTTGTCTGCTTTTTCCTCTAGCCAGCGCAAGCAGGCTTCCTCGAAAGTTACATCCGGCATTTCTCCCAGACGATTTATTCTCCAAAGCTCTGCTTTTCGCTTGTCGTGCAACTCCTGTGCTTGGCGCTTGTCCGTTGTGCCAAGGCTTTCCTTAATACGCTGGCCGCCCGGTTGCGAGTAACTCGCGTACCAGGTTTGGCCTCTACGGAAGATAGACATGGTGTTTCCTCTGTCGTATCAGCCGCGCTCACCGGAACAGTGTGGATCGGAATGTTGAGTGCGGCAATACATGCATTTCTGGTTATGAGGTAAGGAGATTTTGGTTTGGTTGGATCTTTGCGGGTGGCTGAAAGCCTTCCTGAGCGAATCCACGCTGTAAGTGTTGGCGCGGATACACCCAGAAAAGCGCAAGCCTCATCCTTTGTAAGGCTGTATTTATCCATCTATGCCTCTGTTATTTCCCTTCGCGTACTCTATGAACCTCACAGTTAAGCCGCAGCCATGCCGGTGGACGCTTAGGCCAGTAGGGCGCGATTTTCACTGCATGTTTATCGAGTAGCTGTCGAAAGGTGAGTTTGTTAGTGGGGGATTCGAATTCGTTTAGTAGTTCTCTGGCTGTACTACGGAGAAGGTTTTTCTGGATGCTGCCGGTATCAGCGACAGATTGCATTTTATCTACTCCAGTTGCGCGAGGTAGCATTAAGGCAAAATTCGATGCGGATGCTCACCCATGCGATATCGATAGCGCGAGCCTTATTGAGGGCTTTTACCCATACGCTTGCGGCATCTGAAAAATGGGCGCGGCGTTCCGCCTCGGCGGCCTGTTGTGCCAAGTTTAAGTATTCAGGTGTCATGATAGTTTTCCGTTAGTAGGCGCGCTGGTGGGTTACAGGGGCTAATAGCTTATTGAATTGCTGGACGAGCAGTATTGCGCGAGCTTCTGTCTCATGCCCATATGTGAGGTAGCTATCGGCTATTCTGTCCCGGAGTTTGTCCGAAGGTGCTTTTGCGTGTATCTCGTAGCGGGGATCTACAGATATAACCCTCATTGCCTTTTGGCGGCTCCTGGCAATGTAGGAGTCACAAACTACATGGTTAGACTCCGAAATTTGCCTGCGAAGTCGTCTGACGATTTTTATGTCAATCTCTGACCAAGGGAATGCCTTTTGCAGGACTTCCAAGTGTCCAGCAACATCGTAATAGCCAGTATCTTTCACCAAGAATTTTAAAAAGTCATAATTCGTTTTTTCGCTCATTTCTTTATCTCTATGTTGTACTTTTCGTGACTCATAACTTTCCATGAGTGACCATTGTCTTTTGAAAGCAATCGCCAGCAGCGGGCCACTGGAAGCGTTAAATGGTTATGCTGATATGTTCGTGCTGGGATCTTTTTGCCAGCTCTGAAGGCGCACAGAACCCCCTCAGCTTTGATGCTGATTCGTTGCGGAATTCGAGGTTTCATTTTTACCGGTGGGGGAGGTTATTTTGTGGTTGGTGCCCAGCAGATTTTTTTGATGTCTGGGCGGCGAACGCGTTCAACAGCTTTTCTTTTTCCAGTTTCTGTAATCGTCTGCGGATGGCTATGCCGGTCATGCCTTTGTAACCGGCGCAGCGGAGGAGGTTTGCAACCGAATCAGGGGTGGATCCGGTAGTGCTGAGCCGTGCGAGTATTTCGTTGTCATTGGGAACCAACAGCAAAGTGCGCCTCCGATAGGTAATAATAAACCCCGCAGATGCGAGGTTTATTTTTTAACAATGAGTTATGCATTTAGGTTGCTCTATTTAGGTACTCGGACAGGAGTCGAGTTACAGTTCCAAGATTTTTCTCTTGCCCTCTAATGTCAAACTGCCACTTGTTGCCATGAAAAAGATTATGGCGAAGGCGTATGCAAACATTGAGAACAGCCTCTATCTTGTCTTGATTGGTTGGTGAATCATTAATCAATGCGTCATAAACTATTTTTTTATCACGTAGTTTTTTTGGGCACAGGCTGTTGAGGTAATCCTCAGCATTTGGTCCGGTAATGTATCTACAGCGGAAGTAGTCAAACTCATAATCTGCGGTCATTCCATATTTTTCAGAGAGAGTGTTTGCATAGTTATTAGTGTGAAGAATAGAACCCATTCCCTCCATTAACTTCTGCTCAACCAGAGAGAACACTAATGTGAACTCTGTAATTGACTGTATAAGCTGAGGGGCTAGGTCAACATTAATCCCTAGCAAACTCCGGAAATGTTCTGGATGATAAATCAATTGATTAACCTCTGATGGGCAAAATTCTGTGATAGTTAATTGGCGATTTAACGCCTAAGTTGTATGACATAACTAGATTCTATGTAAGGGTAAAGTCATCATCAAATGCAGTAAAGCCACTCTCGGCAATTTCCATCGCTAAAATGAACTGGATACCTTCAAACAGCGACGTTGGCCGCTCAAGTCCGAATATGAACGCATCGTTGTATGTGCGTCCGAGCCAGTAGCCACCGCCATATTCTTTGAGGCGCTGGAAGAAAACCCACCGGCCTTCTCTGATATAAGTGATTGTTTCGCCTCTGTAGACGACGTCGTAGCCGAGGTCTTTTGAGCCCATGATATTCACCGCTAAAAATACTGTATATATAAACAGTGTAGTTATGGTTGAGCTGGAGTCAATCGCTGTTATCTGGTGTAGCATCCTACGAGCAGAACATTAGGTGCTCGATCCTAGCCGCAAAGATCCGGGAGGCCAACGTAGGTCGAACTGATTTTGTATTTAGGCCACTACAGCTATAGAAAATGCGAAACGAAATAATTTTGGTAACACTATGTCTTAACGGATAATCAGATAATTCATATTGTTATCAATGGGTTGTTGTGGTGGCTGAGGCCTGCTGCTGCAAACGTTGCATCTCAAAATTGTGTTGTGCTTGCATGTTCTGCATTTGGACTGCGGTTGTTGCTGCTGCGTCTCGCTCGCTCTGAGCATCCTTAGCGGCCTCTATGGCACCCATCTGTACAAACGCTTTGCAATCACCCAGGGCAATAGTTAAAGACCCGTTCTTTTCTCGGTTATTAATTTCATTGTAACCAGTTTTAAAGGCTTCCATTTTTCCAGCTGCTTGCGCGTAACCAATGCGGCTACATAGAGCGGAATCATCCAACGTTTTTACATCATCGCGAACATACGAGGGAGCGCAGCCAGCCAGAATGGAAGAAACAGTCGCAAGTAAAATCACCTTTCTCATTATATGGTTCCAAATATTTGTAAAATCAAAATTATTGACAGAATTATTAGGTATGCAGACCACTTTGGTTGTGGAAAAATTAACCCGCTAATCAAACAGGTTCATATGAAAGATTATAACTGCTAATTGTAACATAATTAAATGCTTATACGTGGTTCGTTAGTGTCTGTGTCATGCATCCTCCTGCGGCTCACCTGGTATCGCTAACCAGTGAGTAATGTTCACGTCCTCATGGTTCAGTCCGTCAATTTGGAATGACCACTGCCACGCGCCGGTATCTTTCCCTCCCATGAGGTGCCACGGTGACCTCCAGCCGAGTAGCCAGCCTTCACCATTGGCATCAAACAACAGCACGGTGGTGTTTGCCGAAGGCAGGCTGTGAGTGACAAGAATCGGTTGGTCATTGACGGCATCCCGCCATGCCACGGAAACCAGCTTTCCGCCGTGCACTTGGGTAGCTGCGCCGACCATTGGCTCTTTGCCATCTTCATACTCAACAACGAAAGTTACTTTGCTCATCTACTCATCCCCCACTGTGGTAGCGCCATCTGTAGCAACTTTGAAGCCCTGAGCGCGTAGCCTGGCCCGTGTAACTGATATAACGGTTTCTGCCGAGTCATCCTCATCGAACATAGCTGGCGATGGCACCCGCACCGGCGTAGCCAGCCGCTGCTCCAGCTCGGCAATGCGCTTATCCTTCGCTTCCAAGGCCCGTTTTAGTTCCTCGTTCTCTGCAACTAGTGATGTCGCAGCTTCCCAGTTAACCGCGGATTCGTGCTGCAGGGCGAAATATAATTCTGCCTTAACGTGTGAACCGTTTACCGCTGGAGCCCATACTGCGAATGGTTCGCCGCCGTGAATCTCCACTGCTGCATCAAATTGCTCGGGCTTGCTGAATTTATCCATTTTTGATTAGCTCCGCTGCCTGTGAAAACGCATCAACCCACTTACGTGATTCTTCCAGTGCCAAATCAGGGCGACCTTGAACCAGGCATCCGACGATATAGCCGTGTGACCCGATTGCCTCACTCATCAGCCTCATCCCTTCCGGTTTAATTTCTGTGGCTTCAAGTTCTGCAATGCGCTGTAGCAGGGCGGATACGTACTCTTGCGCGTAGAGGGGTTTATATTCATATTCATCACCCAGTGGTGGCGGCTCAGCGGCTACACCATCGCAGATGGTTGAATGCCCAAACTGCCAGCTTGTAGGAATGTCAAACTTGGCCCTTTTGTTTGCGTCAGCTCGATAGGCATACACTACCGGCTTGCTCAGTTCAGTTATTTTTTCCATGGCCAACTCCCTTCACGAAGATGATCCAGTGCGTTTTATCGTTCTTGCCTGTGCGCTGCCAGATTGCTGGCTTCTCGTCTGTCAGAGCGATGACCTGGCTAACTGGTATCTGTGTTTCGTTCGACTTGAAGATCAACACGCCGTGTGGCCGCAGCACGCGGAAAGCTTCGGCAAAACCAGTACGCAGCTCATCGCGCCACGTTGCTTTGTCCAGCTTCCCGTATTTCTTACCCTGCCAGCCATTCGGCCCGGCGCGCTCCAGGTGGGGCGGATCGAACACGACAACTGGGAAGGTACAATCAGCGAACGGCAGCGCGGTGAAGTCGGCGATCAGGTCAGGGGATATCACCAGCTTTCGCCCGTCGCACAGGACAAGGTTTTCGCTGCGCTTGTCGCTGAATACAGCACGCTCGTCTTCTTTGTCGAACCAGAACATGCGGGATCCGCAGCACATGTCGAGAATGCTTTTGCCGTCGAGGCTAAGTTCATTTGCTGGCATCACTACCTCCCACGCGCTTGGTTCTAACGCTGTCTATGAACTCACGGTCTGAATGCCGGTAATCGAGTATCTCTTCTGGAAGCTTGATAAATTTCCCGTCACGGTCTTTTGCGCTAATGATGACCGAATGAACTGCGCCATTTAGGCTGGTATCAAACGAGTCGCTATATTCGTGAAGCAGGTCAGCCATTTTTTGTTGCCACTCTTCCGGCATTGCCTCCATCAGTACGCGTGGTAAAACACAGAAACTCGCTCGGCTGAGTCCGAACCATGTTTGAAGATTTTCTTTCGCTGGCATCACTGGGCGCTCTTTCATTTGGCCTCCCGCAGCTCGTTGGCGTACTGCAATACATCTCTGCCGATAGCTTTAATCAGTTCCTGCCTTTGCCCTGGCTTATACTGAAGAGATACTATTCCGACGCGATTTGCAGCCGCTTCAACGCCTTCGATTTTCGATTGCAGTCGGATAGCTGTAAGGGCGGTGTCAGTGGCTGGGGTTTCGGCTTTCCACCATAGGTGGTGCATATTTGGCCCCTCAAATGCGCCGTCTGATTCATACCCGCGCAACTCCTCTGAAAGGCAATCATTCATTGCCTTTATCGCCGTATTCTCCACAGCCAGAGCATCGCGCTCAGCCTTCAAAGACTCCAGCTCAGAAAACAATGTTGCATAGTCGCCGTGTGCCACGTAGCCGCCCTCCGGAGTTTCACGCATAAAAGCCAGCTCATGAGAAATGCTTAGCGAAAAGTCAGGGTTAAATCGCTTGAGCGTGTCGTTGTTCTTCATCTGCTTAAATGAGTTTGCCATCGCTTATTCAACCTCTCCGTGGATTGTGCTTTCACTATGGTGCTGCAGACGAGGGCTGGAAGGGTGGGTAATGCCATAGGTCAGGACATACGCAGAACCGTCTTTAAACCCCGTCCAGCGTGCGCAGGCGCTGATTATTTGGCCCTGAACATCCTTACCACGGTGATCGGAGTAATTCACGATGGTGCCAATGTGGTAACGCGGTTCGCACAGGCTCGGCGGGAGAGGTTTCTTTTCCATGATTAACTCCAGACAGCGCCAGCAGTGAGCAGGCACAGAGTAAAAATAAGCAGATAGAAGAGGTGTTTTCCGTGGTGGCGTTTAGGGGCAAAATCGCCCCCGGTAAGGTCGTGTTTATGCTGAATACGTGCGTTTAGGCTCACCATGCTGGCCTCCGTTGCATTGTGTGAAGGCGGCGCTGCAGGGTTTTAATGTTGTTGCGGGTGACGTAGAAACTGGAGCAGGTGTCTGTACACACCAGAATGCTCAAGTTTTTATATCTACCACCTTCCCAACGCTGAACGGTCACGAAATTACACTCGGTTCTTTCGCGCTGTTTTTGGCAGTGCTCACAGGTGATCTGGGCAATGGTATGCATGACATGTCCTCTCAATGAAATTTACATGGGTAAAGGCACTGCCTAAGTTGATGCACGCGCTCGGTTTCCCTACGTTTCCAGCACTCTGGAGCGGAGGGCAGCGCCTTTATTGATGTAAAAAAGAGCCCCGACTGGCGGGGCAAAGGATGACAAGGAGGGTGTTACGGAGCAGGCTTGTGATGAATCACACACCTGGTGGCACATCGAACCGGGGCTTTATACTGTGTAGGTTAAAAGGATGATCCAAAATGATGTGCCACCAGATAAGTGAGTAACGCCGGTATTACCCGGCGAAATAGAAACCTACGACTGACCAGAACGCGACGCAGAAGACAACCACGCCCAGCCAGACGATTTGATTAAAGGTCATGATTGCCTCGGTGCGCCCCGTAGGGCGCGGTGGGAGTTAGCTGATATCGTCAAGGTAACGAAATACTGATTCAGCGCTACGCAGGGTAAGGGGACGATCCTCGCGCCATTCTTTTCCGCCACCATTCGAGCAATGGACAACATCAGCTATCACGATGTGTCCGCCGCTGGCGTGAATGTGGGATTCAATAATCTTTATGCCTGCCGTATTCAGCGCTTCTAAGTGAGTCGCTTTTACCATTTCCATCGTGTAACCCTCTGCTGTAGTAGTTTTATGCCTGTCCGCCCCAAGCTGGCAGCGGCAGGGTAAATCCACTCGTAGTTTTCAGGCTGATTGATGCGTTAACCGGTCGCCAGTCGGAACTGCGTGATGCTATTCGCCACCTTTCCCTCACTCCGTCGCCGGGGGGAACTTGGCCCTTACCGCTTATGCGGTTGGCCGGTATCTACGGTCGTCCCGTTTATTCACTACATGATCCCTTCCTCCAGTTGTCTGCCTATTGAATGAGGTAGGCTCTCGAAACTTGTTTGCATGACCTGTCAGCCTCTCGTCGCGTAATCCTCTCCGTAAGCTATCGCCCTCAAGCGATTCACCCACCTGCCTGGTATCCGTACCGGCGCTATTTCGTTTTGCCAGGGCGCGGCGGTTAGCCTGTCATGCGGTTCTGATTGTTAAAGAGCGACCCGGTGGTTTGGGGTGACGTTGTTGCTGTCGATGAAATGAGTTTAATAAATAATAAACTTTATCGTCAAGTAAACACTAAACATAAACTTGCGGTTTATCGTTAACTTATTGAGTGTTTAGAGAATTTAGTTTTTTTGAATTTACTTGCAGGGGATGGTTTGGTGGCCCTCGCGGGTGTTTTGAGTGGAAATTGTACGAAGACGGCTATGGCAGACCCAGATTCAGATCTGGTTTAGGACGAGGCGTGCGGGATAGTGGGGTAGTCTTGTTTGATGTTGGAGCAGAATGGCGACGAGATATGCCGCGCACAGGTGGCATACCAGCTTAATCAAATCCACTGGCAGATCATGGAAGAAACCAGGGAGTTGAATTTGCCAACTAAGCTGGCGATAGAGCAGTTAGATGAAGGATTTTAGTCATAAAAAACCCGGCTCTGAGGCCGGGTAGAAGGGTTTATCATTTCTTATTGGGTTCCAGAGGTTCACTGAAAAAGTCGAAATATGGCAAATTATAGTTGCCAAGTCCAGACATGCTAATCAGCTGTTCTGCATACCCTTTAATATAAGGATACGCCATAGAAGGCACTGACGTTCTGACTTCATCAGATTTAGCAACTTCCTCTAAAAAATCCTCCTCTGATTTAAAATCAAAGTCATATGTGAGTTCGATCTGTAGTCTTGACTCAATGGTTACAAGTGCGTGGTATCTAACCCTAAATACCTTTGGATCTTTAACATTAGAATAAAGCTCATTTTTTAAGGTAACCTTAGCAGTCATTGTCTTTTTAGACGACTCGCCTTCCAATGGCTGGAGAGTAAGTGATGCGACTTTTTTACCAATAAGTTCTATTTTCATGATATTAATGAAAAATCCCTGTCAATTTGTAATTCTTCAGATAATTCATAAACTGGTGCTGTAAAGTACCCACCCAGTTCAGTAAGCTGTTTAAACATACCTGTCTCTCCTCGTTTTGGGTCTGTGTTTCTTTTTTGTTGGGGAGACATGCTTAGCGACGCTGCAGCCACAAAATGTTCAGGGAAAACACGATCGAATCCTGGTGTCATAATCGCAGTGCAGAATTGCAATAATTTACCTGTAACATTAACTTCTTTTTCAACCACATCGACCAAATTCCATTCTATGGCGCTCATATCTTGGATCAAGATATCGGCCGGGATTCCAAGACCGTCATGGATACGCCTTATCATTGAAAGGCTAAGTGGTCTTTTTCTGTTAAGAACCTCCGAAACTTTTGATGCAGGGCCAATGAATTGCGTCATATCTGCTTGAGACAAGCCCTCCTGGTCCATTCTGAATTTAATCGCTTCAATGGGATCTGGAGTTTCAATTGAATAATTCTTATTCTCATAATGACCAATCAGAAGGTTCAACATTTCGAACTCATCATAATCGTCAGTGCCTGGTGTAAGATCACTATTGGCAAGCTGTAAGAACCGATCCATGCCACGAGTGTAGTCGTTATGGTCTTTAAATATTTTCCAACTAATCTGAGCCATCATAACCTCCACTTATCATACTCGGCATGTGTCCCAATACGTTCAATGATGACAACTCCAGCGATGTAAACGACTTGAACAACCAAGCGGTAATCATTGCCTTTTATGTTAAAAATCACTTTATTATCTGCTATGAAGTCGGCTGACGCGTATCTGCGTTTGATATCTTGTGATGTTTTCCACACAGCACGATTAACCTCATCTTTCCAAGCTGTAAGGGGACCTTTAGCTTGGTTATGTTTTCTGCAGAAATCGTGAATTTTGTCTAATCCTCTGACATCCATCTTCTCAGCAAGTTCCCCGTTTGGGAATTATAGACACAATTCCCATAAAGGGAATCTGTAGTTTTATCCAGACATGCTCTGCACAACGATACATGCTTACTCAATATTATCGGTTTCATCCTATAGCTATCCGTGACGTTTGAATGCCTGCGACTGGCTCAATAGCACCCTACCTATAACCTTGAGTTTGTGTTCGTTTTCTTCGGTGATAGCCCAGTCGGTGTACTGTGAGTTGTCAGAGTGAACAAGCAAGTGATCAGGCAGCATCTGAAGTCTTTTTACATGAAGATGGTTTTTGTACAGGAATACATAGATGCCATCTCCGCTGAAGTAGTCCTTGCTCACATCAACAAAAATCGCATCACCGAGCTCGATAGTCCCTGCCATGCTGTCACCGTCAACGGTGATCATCTTTACCTGTGAAGCTTGCTTGCCGCCGAACATCATCGACGCGTGCTCATCGGTATACTCAATCGAACGTATTGTCTGAACCACTTCGCTATTAATCACTCCTGGCCCAGCGCTCGCCTGTACGTCAAGGACTTCGATCCGGTAATTTGAGCTTTCCTGCTGTGATAATCGGTCGTCGCTGACGTCATCAAGAAACCCCACAGGCATTCCATAAGTTGTTTCAAGGCGTCTTGCCGCTCTTTCACCAAAAGAAGCCTTACCCGTCATTAACTGAGATAGGTAGCTTTTTTCATTGGTTGGTAGCGTCTTATCTGCGAACCAAGCCTTCAGGCGTTCACGCCGATTCTCTGTCGTATTCATTTTTCCATTCTGCGTAGTAGTTACTAAACAAGCAAATACTTGACGTTTAGTTTAGTGTTCAATAAACTTCAATTAACTTATGAGGTGACCTATGCAACTAAAGCAATACATCGACGAACTAGAGCGGGGAGAGGCAAAAAAGCTTGCTGAGCGTTTGTTTGTTTCCAGCTCCTATTTATCTCAGATGGCTTCTGGCCGGTGCTCAATTTCACCTGCACGTTGCGTTGAGATCGAAACAGCAACAAACGGCAAAGTTGCCCGACAGGATCTTCGTCCAGATGACTGGCAGAAGATTTGGCCGGAGTTATCTGCTGCTTAACAAGGACAATTATCAATGGAAAACAATGCAATAGCACGAAAGTTAGAACCGCCAATTATCAATGCAGTTGAGATTGAAGGCGTATTGCTCAACCGGCTTGCATCGGTAGGGCAAAAGGCTTACGCGGAGCACTTAGGGATTAGTGAGTCGACTGCAAGTCGCCGTAAAGGTGAGGGGCATTTTGCAGCGATGGCTAAGGAGCTGGCATTCCTGGGAATTCAGGCTGCACCTCCTGAAGCGGTTTTGGTTTCTCGGGATTATTTGGCGTCAGTCGAAACATTAGCTGATATCGGATTGAAAGCTGAGCGCAGCCGACCAGGGCCGCTGGGGTGGGACTAAATGGCTTGGGACATATTCGTTTATGAAAACGTCAGGAAGCAACTGATAGCTGAGGGATTCAGTGAGGCATTGGCGGTTGTGGGGGGCATCACGCAGCGGATCTGTATCGCCGGAAGTCACAGGCGAGCAAGAAAGGTGCGATGTATGACGACTGTCTCGCTATGGCTCGGCGGTATGTGTTGGGGAGCTGCACAAAGGACGAGAAGCCGGGATCAGGGAAGAAAAAAAGCCGAACAGCTGCAACTGGTCGGCCATCACTTTTCTGAGAACTAATTCTAAGAGGCGAATTCATTATGGCAAACGTAGCGATCTGTGGCAACAGCCTGAAAATGACCAGCCGTGAAATTGCCGAGCTTACTGGCAAGCAACACGGCCACGTCATGCGCGACATTGAAACCATGCTTGAACAGCTTGGCGAAAACGCTGAGGGGTATATCCAGCTTTGGTTACACCCCCAGAACGGCCAACAGTACCGGGAATATGCCCTCGATAGGGAGCATACCGAATGCCTGGTGACTGGTTACAGCGCAAGCCTACGCATGAAGGTCATTAAGCGACTGCATGAATTGGAAAGTAAGCAGTCTCCGGTATTGCCGCAGACCCTCCCAGAAGCTTTGCGGTTGGCTGCTGACATTGCAGAGCAAAAAGCGCAGTTGGAGCAGAAGGTTCAGGCTGATGCACCAAAAGTGGCTTTTGTTAATCAATATGTTGAAACAGCCGGTTCCAAAAGCCTCCGTGCTACCGCGAAGGTTTTGAACATGCCGGAAAAGGCGATGATCGACGCTCTTATCCGCGACAAGGTTCTGTTCCGTCAGTCTGGGAATCTGTTGCCGTATGCCAGCCATCATCACTCAGGAAACTTCACCGTCAAAACCGGCACCGCCGAGCAGTCTGGTCACGCCTTTACGCAGACCAGGGTAACGCCACGCGGTATTCAGTGGATCGCTGAGCGCTACGCATCCGAACTGATGGCGAGTTAACCATGAGCCAATCCGTCCCATTAAACCGGAAATACCTTGATGACCACGGTAAACGCGTGACCGTCATTCGGTGGGATCGGGCTGAGCAACAGGTGATTTTTATGCGCGAGGGCTACCCGTATGAATGCATGCAGCCACTTGAGCGATTTAAAGAGAAATTTAAGCGAGTCGAAGTATGAGCATGAACCTGATGGCGCAGGCTATGAGCATCAAAGTGGGTAACCCACTGCGCAAGCTGGTGCTGATCAAGATAGCCGACAACGCTAACGACAAGGGCGAGTGCTGGCCTTCCTATCAGCATGTCGCTGACCACTGCGAGTGCAGCAAAAGCGCTGTGAGGGCGCACATTGAGGCGTTGATTAAGATGGGATTAATCACCAAAGAGAACCGTTTGGGTGTTAACAACGGCAAAGGTAACACCTCTAACCTGTATTACCTGACGCTGGATACCCCTGTGTCGTCAGAAAGCATAGCCCCCTGTGCCGCCAAAAAGCATAGCCCTATGCCGCCAAAAAGCACAGGGGTATGTCAGCAGGTGGCACCCCCTGTGCCGTCAGAAAGCACACCCCCTATGTCACCTGATGGCACCAGAACCAGTCACTCTTCTGAACCAGTCATTGAACCAAAAGAAAACCCCCCTGTAGTCCCCCAGAGTGAACAACCTGCGGCGGATACATCGGGCATGGCTGGGGAAGTGCTGGATTTCTTGAATCTGAAAATCAACGGCAAAACACCAAAGCGTGTCAGCACGCTTTTGGAAATTACCGAACGCCTGACGGAAGGGAACACCGTGGAAGAACTGAAGTTGGTGGCAGAACACCGTGCAAGCCTGCTGCTGAGCAATCCAGAAATGGGGCACATGCTCAGTGCCAAGATGATTTTTGACCCGGTACGCTTCAGCGGCTACCTGGCCGCGGCCAACACCTGGAACAGCCAGCGCACTCGCAAAGCTGCAATGGCCGATGCCGTCGAGCAACAACGTCAGGATCCGCCTGCTGGTGATATTCCAAAAATAGATTTCGAAGAGTCCTTCGACCGCCTAATTCGTGATGCAGGTATGCCAGTAAACGCCGCAGAAAAACGCGCTCAGCAGCAGGCTCGCAAGAACGGTTTTGGAGATGTTGAAGAGGCTGGAGCACGTCAGAAATGGCGTCCAATGTTAACCAGAGCCTACGCAATGACAGGAGCACAGGCATGAGAGCGATTGTCAAAGCAGCATTACAGCGTGATATGGGGATTGCCCTGATCCCTGTGAATGATGAACTGGCGCTACACATGACGGGGCGTGTCATGGTTTCAACGCTGCCAAAAGAGTTCAAGGATACGCCAGAGGGCATTCTTCCTGCGGTAGAGCATGAAATTGCAAATGACCCACGACTGCAATCATTCTTCCAGCATGAACGGGTTACGAACGCTTGTGGTGGCATCAACGCTATTGAAGCCTGGGCTACTCAGTTCACGAAATGCCAGTACAAGAAACATGAACGCCCATCAACAATTCTGGATACTGAGCGTTTAGGCCATTCTGCCGTTCGCATTTGCCCTGGGTGCTACAAACAGGGTGTTAACTCTGAAAAGTTGGACAGAATTGCTGCCCGCAATACCGCTCGTTGGATTGTGGCAACAGCCAAGCATCGCATGAAATCTGATGGGCAGTTAACGATCCCTGAACTGATGCTGTGGGCCATGCTGTCAGGCGTATTCGATCTGATCCCAGAGGACGTGGCGCGCACTGTCACCAACATTCCTGAGCCAAAAGTCATTACGGGCACCCGCAAAGAGTCCGATATGGACTGTATGCCATCGGTTAATGAAATCATCGCTAAGCAGGCTATTAAGTGTTTCACCGTTGACCCTGAGCCGCCGAAGGCATTCATGCTGAGGCCAAAACTGACACGCGTTGAGGACAGCAAATATACCCGTTGGGTAAAGACTCAGCCTTGCTGTGCTTGCGGAGCGCGCTCTGATGACCCTCACCACATTATCGGGCATGGTCTGGGCGGCATGGGCACCAAGCCAAGTGACTACCTGACAATCCCGTTGTGCCGTACCTGCCACCGCAACCTGCATGACAACCCAACTGCGTGGGAAGCGGAAAATGGTAGCCAAACGGACCTGTTCGCGCAGTTCTTTGACTACTCGGTCGGAATGGGGGCTATTTCATGAAGAAATACCTGATCACACCAATCCCAAAGCCGCGCCAAACGCAAAAAGATCGGTGGGCCAAGCGTCCGCCAGTTCTCCGCTATCGAGCGTTCTGCGACGAAGTGAGATTAAACCGGATATCGCTGCCTGAGAGTGGCTATCACGTGACTTTCGTCATGCCCATGCCGGATAGCTGGAGCAAGAAGAAACGCGCTGAGATGGCTGGAAAACCGCATCAACAGAAGCCTGATAAAGACAATCTGGAAAAGGCGTTATTGGATGCCATTTTTGAGGACGACTGCCGGATCTGGGACGGTCGAGTAACAAAGGTTTGGGGCGAAGTAGGCCAAATAATTATCGGAGAAATAGTATGAGATTAGAGTCGATTCCAAAATATTTTGCACCTAAGTCGCCAACATTCAGCGATTCTCCACGCGCTACTGCTTCGGACTCACTGACGGGTACTGACATCATGGCAGCACTTGGATTAGCTGACCTTAAAGGGGGATTTGGCTTGGATCTATTTTTAGCCAAACAGGGGATAAGTTCACCAGATGTAGCGCTAGAACGCCTGAAAGACTATGCGGAGATCGCAGCTGTATCGCACAAGGCCATGAGCAAGCACAGCGCAGAGCTTCAGCATCGCGCGATTGGCTTAATGGTGGTGTTTGCATTCCAGGATTACTCCCGCAGCGCGGCCAGCGTAAGGTCATGTGATTGCTGCAAAGGTGAAGGGTTTATTGAGGCTGAAGTTTTTACCAACAAGGTTCAATACCCTGACGGAAAGCCGCCTAAGTGGGCAAAAATCACAAAAGGTGTATTCCCTTCGTACTGGGAAGAAGTGAAGGCGATTAGAGAAGTAGTGAAGGTGCTTTGTCCGACATGTAAGGGGAAGGCGGTGATCAGCAATGCTTGCCGGTGTAACGGTAGAGGAAAGTTACTGGACAAGAAGCTTACAGACCAGACTGGCATACCGACGATGAAGGAGTGCGGAAAGTGCAGTGGTAGAGGGTATGCGCGATTGCCAGCTGAGCAGGTTAGAAAAGCCCTGGCGCTGGAGGGTTTCGAAATTGCCGAAACAACATGGCGACGAGACTACAAACCATTTTATGAGCAGCTTGTCACTCAGTGCCACAAAGAGGAAAGCGTGGCTGATGCAATGCTCGCTGCGGTCACGGTTTAACCATTTAATGAATAATAGCGGCACGTTAAAAGCAAAGTGTTGACAGTTTGGCGAAAATGGACTAACTTTATCTCCATGATGTGAGATTTACGCCTGTCACATGACCATTCTCTTAAGGCCCGCCATTGCGCGGGCTTTTCCGTCTTTAGCGCCCAATGCCTCACTCACTGACGTATGTCGCCCGCATTCGCGGCGCTAATTCTTATCTAATTCCCAATGATCGGACACACACCCCGACAGTGGGAGGTAGGACTATGTTGTGTAAGGAGTGGCACAAACCTGACCGTTGTTAATGATCTCCACTCTCATTGTAAGGTTTGGCTGTCGCCCGATAGAACAAGGCGGCTTTCAAATAACTTACAAGGAGATATGAACATGCAAGCTGCAGAAACTCACTACTTAGACAATGGTTTCACTTTCAACATCCCGCCTGCGCCTTACCGTCGCCGAATTTGTGTTCCGCTTTTAATGGCAATCGCTCCTGGTGGTAAATCAGAAGCTAAGCATATGCTGGTATATAAAGGGGCGTGGGTGACAGAGGCTAAAGCAAAGGGTAGTATTTTTCCGGATGGCAGTTTCACTCCGGCCACCGCCTGCAACTCCTGGAATACTTACATCGAGCCTAACCAGTCCGTATCAATTCAAGCGGTAGGTGAAAGCTCTAACGGTGGCTATGTACTGCCAAGTATCACCGTGTTGATTGGTCAGGATTAACCCGAAATTAACATCAACAAATTTTATTTGTTCTATGGCCTCGGTATATCCGGGGCTTTTTTATTTCAGCACCAGCCAATATCCGACACACACTGCATAGCCGACTCGTTTACGGCTGGTGGCTGAACCTAATTTCTTGGAGAAGACAATGAAGGTAACTATCGAGACGTCAGAAGGTGTTATCTGGATGCGTGATGCTGGAACAGGCGAAGGTATGACATCGAGAGGCTATATAGAGGACGGCATGCAGCAGAAGATCATTGCCGCCCTTGAAGAGGCACTTTTTCAGGCTAAAGGTCAGGCCGGGTTAGCTGATAACGTTGATTGAATACTGATAACGCGCACTGTGTCCGGCAGGGAGCGCTAAAACGACGTTCCAGTTACCGCTATGCGGAACGCCAATCCTAGCAGGAAACTGCTTGTAGTAACCTCCGTAGTAGCGTGCACTTCTGCCTGATTTATAAGCTGAATAGTTGCTGTCATCCATAAGTAAAACGTTGATTTGATGTGAGCATTGAACAGACACAACGCTACCTGCTTCCATGTATTCCCTGCTGTGAGTGTGAGGCATAGAAAGTCCTTCTTGGTTGTGAGAGAACTACCAAAATACCACCGCCACCGGAGGTGAAAAATTAACAGGCAAATAATTCAGAATGTGCGCTTGTTATGGTAGTAGCGTGCTGATAGTTGTAGGTGAGCCAATAAGAAGAGTAAACAACAAGACACTACCTATGGCGATTGCTGCCGCTAAGTCATTTTTCATAGTCCGTTCCCCGATACGCAAATTGGTTTAACTGCGAACTCTATTGGTTCGATATGCAAAGCTGATACCTACAGAATACTTCGGTGGTTAAAAAGCCCGCGAGTGCGGGCATGAGAAGCCATTCTGATGTTTGAAGTGTTACAAGGAGGTCATGAGGGATTGCTTACCCTGAATGACATTTTCAACTTAGGATTATTCTTAACTAAGGGCAAGTTCAACCCCCTCCTTTCAAGCCACTTTGGGATAAACCTCATAAAAAAACCCGCACAGCGGCGGGTGAATGGATGATAGCTACAGGATTTTATTATAAAGACGATGAGGTGTCGTGTGTCGTCGTTTGGCGACAGTAGCTCACGTACTTGTAGCTGGCAAGAAAAAACATGTGCGTGAAATGCATATTAGGAAAATCCGCAAAAAAATCCCGGAACATATCCGGGACGAAACCGCGATAGTTATGTTACGTGACTATAGCTGTCACTAACTAAAGCATAGGAGGCCTCCCACAGGTTTTCCAATGTGCAATCTTACAACCACCTCTTGGTGGTTTTTTTTGTTTCTATCACCCGATGCCGGGACTAATCCCCGGAAGGGGGAGGTATGAAAATCATGCCGGAGAAAATCACCACATTCATTTCTTACTGCACCTCTGCAACGCTGGTGTGTGGAGGCAGCATTTTGCAATGGCTACATGACCTCGACTGGAATCAGGTTGCAGTAGTGGGTGGGTTTGTGATCGGTGCGATCACTGCTGTGATGAACTTCTATTTCAAAAGCCGCCAGACGAAGGCCTATGAGAAGGCCCTTAAAGCTGGATATGTCACACCACCGCCAGCGGAGGACTAAGGATGGCGCTCACAGCTTCGTTAAAGAAAAAACTCAGCGCAGCCTTTGCTGGTGGAGCCATGGCGATTGCAGCGGTGCTCATTCCTTCACTCGAAGGCGTGGAGTACAAGCCCTACCGTGATGTAGTTGGCGTGCTTACTGTCTGCTATGGCCATACTGGCGTTGACATCATACCCACCAAGACCTACACCTCCGCTGAATGCAAAGCCATGCTGGATAAAGACTTGATACCTTTTGCCCGTTCTGTAGAACGGTCGGTGAAAGTGCCAGCGAGTGAATACCAGAAAGCGGCGTTGATAAGCTTCAGTTACAACGTAGGCGTTAAAGCCTTCGAGTCCTCTACCCTGCTGAAAAAACTCAATGCTGGTGACAGTTCAGGAGCCTGTGATGAAATGCGCCGCTGGAATAAAGCTGGTGGCAAGGTCTGGAAGGGACTGATTAATCGGCGTGATGTCGAGCGAGAGATCTGCAACTGGGGCCAGAAATGAACCGGTTTACCGCAGTTATCGCCACAGTGTTGCTACTCATCTTCATAGCGCTGACATGGCTGGCATTTCACTTTCACGGTAACGCGGTAGAGGCTGGTGGAAAGGTTGAACAGCTTCAAAGCGACAACAACCTGCAGACAGCTACGATTGCCACCCAGGCGTTTCAGTTCCACCGAGCTAACGAAATCAGTAATGCAGCGAGCCAATACGGTATCAACACCGACGCAGTTACCCAGGGGAAAGAAATTGAATACCGGACAATCCTCAAGAATCAGCCTACGTGCGATTTGGCTGTGCCTGCCGCTATTGCTGGTGGGTTGCTCGACTACACGCACCGTCTACGTTCCCGCTCAATGTCAGCTGATACCGGCGACGCTGACGCAGCCGGTACTGGCACCACTCCCTCCGGCAAGCTGACATACTGTCAGGCGGTATTGTGGATTGATCCGCTGCTTGCGGCGCTCGACAAGGCGAACAACCAATTGCTGGAGATACGGCGGCTTGATGAGGGTAGGCAGAAATGACTGACATGGATTTTGTGCTGATGTGTCTTGGGCTCGGATTTGCATTGAGTGTTATTTTTATTGGCAAACGTAGTAGTGGCTGCATGCGCAACCCGCCACCTCCAGCCGGTCATGTGAGGCCAGCGCCGCCACCATTTCCTCCCAGACCATACTGTTTGGAAAAGGGAGGGCGTAACCCGCCGCCACCAGATCATTACATTAAGCCAGCTCCAACCCCACCTCCGCCATGCGTATGTCGGAAATGTAGAAATACCGGGATAATCCCACGACAGGATCCGCCTGATGAGTCTGGAGGCTGCAATGACTTGTAATCTGGTTTGTGAGGTAAGCATACGTCGCTGGACATTCCCGCTGCTGGTTATAGCGCATTTAACGCGATGGGATTGGTTGCTGGTGAAGTGCATCAGCATGAAAGTGAACGCCGTCCCGGTAAAGAATTCCCCCGACAAGGAATAAGACAGTGTAGCCCTGCAGGAGGTGATCACGTCTTGGCAGCCGGAAAGACGGAAGTGGCGAGGCAACACCGAGAGGTGTGGCTGATGCTGCGGTTATTTGGATTGAGGGAATTTCCGGTGGATGTAATGAAGGAAGGCCTTCGAGAAAGGTGTAAGAAAAATGAAAAAGGCAGTTGCAGCCTGATAAAACTCTGGTGATAGGTGCATATGATTAATCTCCTATGGCTGGTTGATTCAATTGTGTCGGCTATTGCCTATAGTCAGGGTTTATCCGCTGTACAGATCTCTCCCTATAGTGAGTCATAACTACTTACATGCAGTTGGAGGCTGGCGTATCATCCTCTTAACCAGGAGGATCCCATGTCATACAATCTCGGCAATCTGCCAAAAGAAGAAATGGACAAGGTGAACGTAGACCTTGCCGCATCAGGCGTAGCGTACAAAGAGCGCATGAACCAGCCAGTCATAGCTGAGCAGGTAGAGCGAGAGCAGCCAGAGCATCTGCGTGAGTACTTCCGCGAGCGTGTGGCGCATTACCGAGGGGTGAGTAAAACTCTCCCTACCGGTTCAGCAGCTGTCTATCTGCAAATGGCTGAGGCCAACGGCAAGAAATAAGCTTCAAAATAGTTTGTAAATATATTGTTTTAATTGGTGATTATTTTAATGTTTACTAGAAAGGTTAAAAAGTACGTCATGCCTGCGTTCGCGATGATGTTCGTCGCAAGTGCCTCTTACGCGGCAAGTGAAGACACAGCTGAATACACAGAAAAAAGAAGACTCCATTGCACGTTACTTGAGCAAAATATCATGTTCGAGGATAGCCCGAAGATTGGGAGTCGCTCCGTTGGATGGCTTCGCAGGATCGATAAAGGGTTTCAGGAATTTGCCTCGGTTGAGGTTGATGGTTGGTATGTAAGGTCATTTGGCAAAGATTGGTACACTGATTCCGACAGTCAACTTTATGCTTCTGACCCATCGAAGGCGGAGGTTTTGTTTAATCGGAGAAGTGGAGTGACTTCAATGGTGCAACCCTTACAAGATGGAAAAATGCTTCACATGAAATGGCGATGTGAAATTGGCCCCGACATATCGAAATAACAGAACCCGCTACGGCGGGTTTTTTAATGGGAGCAATTCATGGCAAAACCAATTCAGGAAGAAAGCCATGATAGGCGACCATACCCACCTCTGCAGTTCATTGAGTCACACCAACTAATGCCATACATCGGCCTAGTCCCTGCTAATGAAGTCTATGAGTGGATGCATAGTCAAATCCTGAGTGATACCGGCAGCCTTTATAACCCAGACCACTCTCACCTAATGGATGCTGATGTGCGCTTTATGTGGGCATCGTCAGCCTTCGAAAAGAAAGGACGCCACGTGCTGGGGCAGGCGGAGGAAGTTGCTATGCGTGCCGGTGGTTGGCAGAAGGCCAGAATGGAACAGCAGATGCATGAATGGTTTGGTGAGGTTCCGAAGTTCATTATCACGCTGGCGGCTGATTACTGCTCGCAGTGCTCCGATCTGGAGTTCTGCGCTTTGGTTGAGCATGAGCTTTACCACATTGCCCAGGCTACCGACGAATTCGGAGCGCCGAAATTCAACAAAGAAGGCCAGCCGGTGCTGAAGCTGCGCGGCCACGATGTTGAAGAGTTTGTTGGTGTGGTTCGCCGGTATGGCGCAAGCGTGGAAGTTCAGGAAATGGTTGATGCGGCTAACAAGCCTGCGGAGGTGGCGCAGCTAAACATTGCCAGGGCATGTGGTAACTGCATGTTGCGGCTGGCGTAAATATTGGACTGTATTGGACGGATGGTGAAATATGGCTGCATTAAAACCAGACGTAAAAGCCTTCATCATTCAGTCGCTTGCGTGTTTTGATACACCGTCCCTGGTAGTTGAGTCCGTCCAAAAAGAATTTGGGCTAAAAATTACCCGTCAGCAGGTTGAGTCTCATGACCCAACGAAGGTCAGCGGAAAGGCGCTTGCGAAGAAATGGGTAGGGCTTTTTCACGTCACTCGAGAAAGGTTTCAGACTGAAATTTCTGATATTCCGATCGCTAACAAAGCCTATCGGTTACGAGTTCTTGATCGTATGGCGACCCGCACTGAATCAATGAAAAACTACGCGTTAGCCGCTCAGATTGTTGAGCAGGCAGCAAAAGAATGCGGTGACGCTTACACGAACAAGCAGAAGTTTGAGCATACCGGTAAAGACGGTGGCCCGATAGAGTCATCAAACATGACGCGAGATGAGTATAAGCAGGCTCGACAGGAGATGCTGGAGGATGACGACTGTTGAGCGGCGGGGCTATGCCCGTAAGATAGAGTGCGAAGAGGACGGGCTGTACTTCAGCCGTTACTTCTTCAAGCAACGCACTAGTGGCAAGATGATAGTCGCCCCACACCACAAGGTGATCCAGGAGACTCTGGATAGGGTTGTGAGTGGTGAAATCCAGCGCCTGATAATAAACGTTCCGCCTGGCTATACCAAGACGGAAATGGCGACCATCAACATGATCGCCCGTGGTATTGCTCTTAATGCCCGCGCACGATTCATGCACCTGTCTTACTCGCACAACCTCGCACTACTAAACTCATCAACTGCTCGCGCTATCGTCAAATCGAAGTTGTACCAGGCTATGTGGCCGATGACACTGCGCGATGACTCAGATAGCAAGGCGATGTGGTGGACGGAACAAGGTGGTGGCGTTTACGCCTCATCAGCCGCTGGACAGGTTACCGGTTTCCGTGCCGGTCACATGGAGCCTGGCTTTCAGGGCGCATTGATTATCGATGACCCGGTTAAGCCAGATGATGCTTACTCAGAGACGGTGCGTGATGGCGTAAACAACCGCTTCAACGAAACTATCAAGTCGCGTCTGGCAGTCGAAACGACGCCGATGATAGTCATCATGCAGCGCATCCACTATCACGACCTAAGTGGTTACTTGCTGCGCGGCGGCTCCGGAGAGAAGTGGCACCACCTCAATCTCCCAGTGATTATCGATAACAGCCAAAGTTACAGCGAGCAATACCCAGATAACACCCACGCGATACCGATTGACCACGGCTTACCTGATGGCTGGCTATGGCCTTTTAAGCATAATGAGTCTCACCGGGTGGCGCTGTTCTCTCATCGTCGCACCGCAGAAGCGCAGTACATGCAGAAGCCTCGCAGGTTTAACGCAGAGGGTGCCCTTTGGACTGAGGGCATGATTAGCGCCGCACGCAATTTACAAATCAGGTTCGATAAAGTTCGCACTGTCGTCGCAATTGACCCGCAGGCAACAAACAGCGAAGAAAGCGATGAATCAGGGATTGTAGTAGCTAGTTCGTATGGTTCTGGAGATAAGAAGCAATTTTCTGTTGATGCAGACTATAGCGGTAAGTTTTCCCCGGCAGGCTGGGCCAAGAAAGCCATGTTTGCGTATGACGAGCATAAAGCTGATGCCATAGTCATTGAGACGAACCAGGGCGGTGACATGGCAGAGGAGACGCTACGGAATGCCGGATTTAAAGGCCGCATCATTCGCGTACACGCCAGCAAAGGTAAGTATGCCCGCGCAGAGCCAATATCAGCGCTGTATGAGCAAGGCCGGGTGGTTAACTTGGGGAACCTCTACGTGCTGGAAAATCAGTTAATGGAATACATACCAGCGACTGCCAAGAAATCCCCAGACCGACTTGATGCCATGGTGTATGCGCTCACTGAACTTGGCGGCGCTCAACCGATGGGCATGATGATCCCTAAACGGCTGCAAGGCAGATAATCAAATCTTAACGGATAAAACATGAACAAAAACCTCCAACTGGCCGTCAACCACGCGTTGAACGACGTCAGGATTGAGCGTGCCCGTATGGGGATGCTGGGGCCATCTATGGGCCTGGACAATAAGCGTGGCTCAGCATGGTGTGAATACGGATTTCCTGACCAGATTACTTATGACAACCTTTACTCGCTCTATCGTCGCGGTGGTATTGCTCACGGCGCAGTAGAAAAGCTGGTGGGTAAATGCTGGCAAACCAACCCAGAAATTATTGAGGGTGATAAGTCAGACGAGAAGCGCAAAGAAACGGTCTGGGAGACAAAGCTCAAACAGGTGTTCACTAACCGGTTGTGGCGAGCTTTTTCTGATGCTGACCGCAGGCGTCTTGTAGGTCGTTACTCAGGCATTCTGTTGCACATCCGCGATGACAAAACATGGAACCTCGAAGTAACGAAAGGTCGTGGACTCGATAAAGTCACGGTGGCTTGGGCTGGCTCGCTGAATGTTAGCGAGTGGGATGGTGGGCTCAACTCGAAAACCTATGGCAAGCCGAAGATGTGGCAGTACACAGAGCGCCTGTCGAATGGTTCGACCCGCCGTGTTGATATTCATCCTGACCGAATATTTATCCTTGGCGACTACACCGACGACGCTATTGGCTTCCTGGAGCCTGCGTATAACGCTTTCGTCAGCCTGGAGAAAGTAGAAGGCGGATCTGGCGAGTCATTCCTGAAGAACGCGGCGCGCCAGCTCGCGCTCAGCTTCGACAAAGAGATCGACTTTGGCAGTCTCGCGTCTATGTATGGCGTGAGTGTTGATGAACTGCAGGACAAGTTCAACGAAGCGGCTCGCGAGATGAATCGCGGCAACGACGTCCTGATGAGCCTTCAGGGAGCCAACGTTACCTCTTTGGTCTCGCCGGTATCAGACCCCAGTCCAACCTATAACGTGAACCTGCAGACTGCTTCTGCTGGCGTTGATATCCCAACGCGGATATTGGTGGGGAACCAACAGGCTGAACGCTCAAGCACAGAAGATCAGAAGTACATGAACGGTCGATGCCAGAGCCGCCGCGGCGATCTGTCGTTTGAAATTGAGGACTTATGCGACAAGCTGATTGACCTGAAAATTATCGATTCAGTTGGACAGAAGACGGTTATTTGGGATGACCTCAATCAGCAGACGCGCGCTGAACGCCTTGCTGACTCCAAAACTATGGCTGAGGTGAACAAGGCGATGGTCGAAAGTGGTGATGTGGCCCCATTCAGTGGTGATGAAATTCGAACTGCTGCAGGATTCGAGACGGAAGGCGGTGAACCGCTTGGAGAAACAGGGGATGACGAAGAAACCTAAGCCTCCAATACTGCCGAGTAACATCAAAGACCCCACCGGAGTCGATAAGCTTGAGCGAGGTGCCATGCGTGAGTTTGCAAAACGCATTAAGCTGATAACGAAAGGCTACATCGATATTCTTAACCGGATCCCCTCAGAACCAGTAGTCAACGAACGCTATACCTTCCGACTTGATCAGGGCCTTCTCTCAATGTTGCTGCAGAACGGAGAGGCGCTGGTGGATGACATTTTGTTGGAGGGTGGAGAGTTTAACCTCTGGTTCTTTGGGCGCTATGTCTCCGTGGCATACCAGCGTGGCACCGCCCAGGAATATTACAACCTTTCCCAGCAATCCTCTGCTTACGCTGCCGGTCAACAGGATGTTCCCAGCATCCTGTTAAGTGAGCCATATCAACTTCGTCTGATTCTGGTTAGAGCTCGTGAGTTCGAAGAGATGAAAGGGCTCAGCGCGCAAGTAAAAAGCGACATGGCGCGCATCCTGACAGACGGTATAGCCAGGGGGCTGAATCCACGGGACGTGGCTAAAAACCTGAACGAGCAAACAGGTATAGAAACCCGGCGTGCTAATCGCATAGCCAGAACGGAAATCACCACCGCTCTCCGCCGCGCTCGCTGGGACGAAGCACAAGACGTTCAAGACCGCTACGGCATCAAAACAAAGCTGATGCACATCTCTGCACTAAGCCCCACGACCCGCGCCACACACGCCGCCAGGCATGCTCATCTGTACACACAAGATGAGGTTAGGGAGTGGTACACCAAAAACGGCAACGCCATTAACTGCAAATGCTCTCAGCTTTCTGTGCTGGTGGATGAAAAAGGGAATCCTCTCACCCCCTCGGTCATCGACAAAGCCAAGCAGACACTCAGTGTCATGAAGGAGAGAGGCTACAAATGGGCAGAGGGTTAATCCATGAAAGTTCAAGTTAACGTAACCACGAAGGTAAACAGTCAGGCTATCCGCCGTGAGACGTATAACGGGCGAGAACACCTTATTTTGCCAAGCTACACGCTACCGGCAAACGTCGTCATGAATGACGGTCTCTATACGGCCAGCGAAATCGATGCTCATTACGCAGGGCTGGAAGGCACCCTGGCACCATTAGGGCATCCGCAACTCAACGGCGCATTCATCTCCGCCTTTTCCCCTGAAGGCATCAATCAGGGCCATATCGGTGCTTGGAACAGGAACGTTAAAAAATCAGGCAACCGAATTTACCTGGAAAAATGGGTTGATACCCAGACCGCCAATCAAAGCGAAGGCGGAAGGGAACTGATCGAACGTGTCGCTGCAATTGAGCGTGGTGAAGACGTTCCCCCGATTCATACAAGCGTAGCGGTATTCCTTGACCAGTTGGAGCCAAACGAGCAGCAGAAGTCTACCGGTGCCAAATGGGTAGCGAAAATTCACGGCATGGATCACGACGCCATTCTGTTGCATGAGGTGGGTGCAGCGACGCCTGAACAGGGCGTTGGCCTAATGGTTAACGCCGACCTCGCGACGCCGCTCAAGGTCAATTCTGGTGCGCTGGTGGGTGAGTCTTATCGTGATCGCGAATTGCGGCTTGATAGGGCAGCGAAAGCAAAATTTGCGCCCGGTGAAAATGAGTATGCCTGGGTTGCTGATTTTACCGATTCGCAAGTCGTAATCATGCGTAATGGCGGAACCGCGCAGGTTTACGGTTATACCTCTGACGGCGGGAAGATCACCTTTGACGATACCGGCACACCGGTAGCGCGCCAAGAGTCCTGGGTGACGGTCGTCGCCAACAAAGTTAAATCCTTATTTACTCCGCAGGGACAACCTGCACCAAACCACCAAACGGAGGGCGACATGCCTTTAACCACTGAAGAGAAACAAGAGCTGATCACCGAAATCGGCAAAGGCCTGGCTGCCAACTTCGCCGAGGCGCTAAAGCCGATCACTGACAAAGTTGATGCGCTGCAGACCAACCATAACCAACTGGCCGAAACGCTCACCGCCAACTCTCGCGCTGAGGAGAAAACCAAGCGTGAAGCTGTTGCGAAGGTTCATGGCGATGTCGTAGCCAACGCGCTCAAAGGTGACGCTCTGGACGTAATGTTCAAGTCTCTGGGCGAAGCCGCTCCTCTGGCAGGTAACTCCGGCCAGCAGCAGCAAGAAACCGGCGCGCCTGCTGCCGATGCATACTTCAAATAAGGGGGCTATCCAATGCCACGTTATCGTCGCGTAAACATCGACGGTCAGTCTCTGCACAAGACCGAAACCCGCACCACTGCTACGGCACTTCTGCCGGGCACTGCTGCTGTCATCAACGCCAGCGATGAGTTTGCACAGGCAGCCGCGCTTAAAGGCCGTATCTACATTATCGATGTTGCTTACCATCAGGGGCTGAAAATCACGGATGCTGTCCCTGTCGGTGATTCCGCTGTAGGCAACTACGTGGAAGAAGGCCGTGAGCTGGCTCTACTGTGCGAGCCTGGTGCGTATAAGAAGGACAGCCCGATCAAGCTCGGCGCAAATGGTCAATTCACTTTAGCTACGGCTGATACTGACACAGTGATCGGCTACAGCCAGGATGAAGCAACCATCGCAGCCAGCACTACCGATTTCATCCGCGTGCGTATGCGCGTTGGCACCGTCGCAGCAGCGCCTGCACCGTAAAAGGAAAATATATGTATTTCTCCAAAGAGACACTGGCTGCAAACAGCCGCCTTGGCGGTCACTGGAATGAATTGTGGGCAAACCGCAACATCTGGAACGCAAACCACAACTCCATGATTGCCGTAAACCGTGCGCACATGACTCCTGAAATGCTGGCATGTAATGCTGTTGGCGGGTTCGCTCGTGAGTTTTGGGCTGAGGTAGACAACCAGATCCTTCAAATGCGCGACCAAGAAGATGGAATGGAAATCATCAACGATTTGATGGGTGTCCAGACCGTACTTTCTGTCGGTAAAACCGCCAAACTTTATAACGTTGTTGGCGATATTGCTGATGATGTTTCAGTAAGCATTGATGGTCAGGCGCCGTTCTCATTCGACCATACTGACTACGACAGTGACGGCGACCCGATTCCGGTGTTCACTTCCGGCTACGGGGTAAACTGGCGCCATGCTGCAGGCCTTAATTCCGTGGGCATCGATCTGGTGCTGGATTCACAGGCGGCTAAGTTGAGGAAGGTTAACAAGCGCCGGGTTGCCTATTACCTGAGTGGCGACGAGAGCATTCAGGTTCAGGGCTACAAAGCCCAGGGGATGAAAAACCACCGCAACACCAAGAAGATTAATCTAGGTTCTGGTGCCGGTGGTGCGAACATCGATCTAACTACGGCTAATGCTGTGCAATGGATTGAATTCTTCGGTAAAGGCGCATTTGGTTCCAACGCTCGCGTGAATAAGGTTTCCAAGTATGACGTTATGTGGGTTAGTGACGAAATCTGGGCAAACCTTGCGCAGCCGTACGTCGTTAACGGGGTAATCAGCGGCAACGTTTTGCAGGCCGTTTTGCCGTTTGCTGCAGTAAAAGAGATCCGACCTACGTTTGCGCTGAGCGGTAATGAGTTCATCGCCTACGTTCGCCGCAAAGATGTGATCTCTCCGCTGGTTGGCATGGCTCAGGGTGTCATTCCTCTGCCGCGTCCACTTCCGAACGTCAACTACAACTTCCAGATCATGTCTGCTGAAGGTCTGCAAATTACCGCAGATGATCAGGGGCTGTCCGGTGTTGTTTACGGTGCCAATCTGGCGTAAGGGGTGAGCATGGCTAAGTACGAAGTAATTCGCCCCTGGAATGGCGTAAAACTCGGTGAAGTTTTGGAGCTGGATAAGCTGCACCCAGCATTGAAATCCAATGTTCGGCTCATGCTTGGTGAGGCTGGTGGTGAATTGACACCGGCAACCCCAGCGGCGGGTAACGAAGCCAAGTCTCGGAAAGAGACTATCGCGAACCGACTGACTGAACTGGCTATCGAATTCAAGGGGAACCTTGGCGCGGATCGGCTTGCCGAGTTGCTGCCTGATGGCGAACTTGAAAAATTGTTCCCTGCAGAATAACCGCCGCCGCTAAAGGCGGTTTTTTATGCCCCGTTTCGGCGGGGTAACTCTTTACAGGAATTAGCCATGGTGACTATCGAACAGGCCAAAGAATACTTGCAGTCACAAGGTATCACTCTGCCTGATTTCGTCCTGTCCGCGCTGGTGGAACAGGCGAACAGTATTCAGGAATGCCTGGACGCACATTACCCTGCTTCTACCTCATTGCTGATACAGCTCTATCTGCTGGCTCTTATGGGATTAGGCCAGGGCGATAAGTATATAAGCTCACAAACAGCGCCAAGCGGTGCATCAAGGTCATTCCGTTATCAATCATTCTCTGACCGGTGGAAAGGCGCGGTTAACCTGCTGCGCGGACTCGACAAATACGGCTGCGCGACATCGATAACGCCACCTGATCCAACAAATAAAGCTTTCGCAGGCCTCTGGATTGGGAAGGGCGGCTGTATGTGTGGCGGTAAGTGATGGTGTGGGTTCCGGTAGTTGAACGCCTACCCAAGCCATTTGAGCGCGTTTGGGTAAAAACCGACACCGATAGGCAAACTACAGGGTTCGTGAGCAGTGACGGTAAATGGACAATCAATTGCCCAAAAATCGCAGCTGAGCAGCCATCAGTGATTTGCTGGAGGGAATGATATGTCTTCAATAGCTGATTGGTCGTATACGGCGGAGGCCACTTTCTGGCGGAGCCTTGGCATCAGTGAATCAGGGGATCCGCTTGGGTGGGCTGCACCTGAAATCATTATGTGCGATTACGAAGGTGGGCTATCGAAAAAACTCAGCAATATTGGTTCAGAGATAACTGTAAAAAATACCGTCTGGACAGAGTTCACAGGGGCTAAAGCTGGCGATTACCTGTTTATAGGGAAGTCTACGATCACAGACCCGATCGCCGCGGGTGCCGATGAGGTTGTTCAGGTGGTGCGCTATGCCGATACGTTTGAACGCCTCGCTGAAGACATCGCCATCCTTACGGGAGCGTAACAATGGGCGTAAAGATAAAGGGCATCAAGGCAGCACAGCGACGATTGGATGCTGTTGTAGAGGATGTTCGGACACGTAAAGCGGTTAGGGCAATCAAATCCGCAATGTTCATTATCGGTGCAGAGTCAGCACTGATGACACCGATGGATACCGGCACCCTGGTGAATTCTCAGTTCCAAGAAACCATGATCAACGGTACGCGCATTACAGGACGCATCGGCTATTCCGCCAATTACGCTGTTTATGTCCACAACGCCAGCGGCATCATGAAGGGGCTACCTCGACCAAACAATCGCGGTAATTATTGGGATCCGTCTGGTGAGCCTAAATTCCTGACAAAAGCAGCTGAGAGAACTCGACGTCAGGTGGATGACATAATCCGGAAGGAGATGAAGCTGTGACCCCTCCAATGTATCGCCGCCTCCGCGACCATTTCCAAGATGCAGGGCTGACCGCTGGACTCACCATTCAAACGCTGATGTGGAATGACACTGGCAAGTTGTCTGAAGCTTTCATTGTGTTCCGCTCAGGCGGAGGATCTGATGTTCAACATGACCGTGGCGGTGATTTTTTCGTGATGGTTGATGTAATTGGCGCAAAGGGCATGGGTAAGAACGATGAGGTCGATGCGACCGCAAACAGAATCGCTGAATTTATCAGTGGTCAGGAAGGTGCTGATAGTTGCGTTGGCGCTATGCGATTGCTTGGCGGTTTGCCCCCTCCGGTAACCTCTACTGAAGGTCGCCTAATCTACCGACTAATGGTCTGCTGCACCTACGGTGAATAACCACACATATCTATCCATCAGGCTGCCCTCGGGTGGCCTTTTTATTTGAAGAGGTAACACATGCAAGGTTGTCCAAATGACACCGGCAAGCTGATCGGTAAAGTTGCCGTTCTTCGTGCTGCATTCGGTTGTGCTGATGCACTGCCTGCTCTAAGCGACTGGAAGCGCCTTGGTGCGCTAACAACTAAAGGCTTCGACTTCTCCCCTAACACGGTGACGTCTGAGGCAGACGATACCAAAGGGCTCGTTGAGAGCCTTGTCACGAACATGGATTTCACCATTTCGGGAGAAGGTGAGTTCCGTAAGAAGGACAAAACCACCGAGATTGGCGCGATTCATATCTCCAAATACATCTTTGATGAAGTGCAGGCGGGGCGGCAGCCAACCTTATGGCTTCGTTTCGACTTCGTTGGCGAAGATTCTGGCACCTACATCATGGGGTACTTCAACACCACGTCCTGGTCTGGTGATTTCGGTGGCACTGATATCTCCACTTTCTCTGGCGAGTGGAAAGTAGCTGATTCCGATACCGTGGTGTTTGAGGTTGGTGATGATATTCCGGTTACCGGTGTCACTGTTGCTCCTGCAACCGCAAGCATTACCGTAGGGGCCACTCAGCAACTGACTCCTACGATTCTACCAGCTGATGCCAGTGACAAAACCGGCACCTGGTCATCCTCAGCAACCGGCAAAGCCACTGTTAACCAATCAGGGCTAGTGACTGGGGTTTCAGCTGGTTCGGCGATTATCACTTTCACCTCTAACGATGGTGCTAAGACATCGACCAGCGCGATCACTGTCACAGCGTAACTATCACAAAGGGCATGCACGTGCCCTTGATGATAATTATTCGAGGTTACCCAATGATACCGTTCACCGAAATTGGCGAGATGCTTATCTCAGATGCTGACCGCGATTACTTTTTCAGGCCATCGTTCGCCAACATGTCCCGTATAGGTTCGCCAGCAGCGATTGTAGAGCGTTTTGCTGAGCTGCATACCAGTGACGCACCCCGCTTACTTGAAGCTGCCATAGCGGCATATGGAGAGATCCCAGGGTGGTTGCTCACCCACATTAACGCGCCTTCTTTCAGTAGCGATGCCATCTACGCCGGAATGATCGTCATGCAGGCATGTTGTGATGATGATATCAGCGCGCTGGTGGGGGAACTGAGACCGAGCAAAAGAGGAAAACGAGCGTTTGTGTATCGCCGCGGTAAGATGCCTCACAGCGATATTATCGTACTCGCGCAGGCTCTCATTACTCACGGCATCATCGGAAAGGCAAAGGTGCGCAAGCTACAGCGGCATGAGTCAAACAGTTACGTGAACGAGTTTAAAGCATTTGAGTACATCAGCGCAGCGCGTAACCACTTCAACATGCCGAGAGCGGAAGCTGAACAGCTCACCATGACCGAATTTCAGCAACTACTTGCCGCCAAGTACCCTGAGCAGAAAGGCTTCACACGTGAAGAGTATGACCAGGTAATGGACGAAGATGAGAAGCGCTGGCAGGCGATGATGGCGAATTCATCTAAGTAGATAAGTGGTCTACAATTGAGTTGAAAGTGTGACGTGTCACAACACAAAGTTTGTTGGTGTCACACTTGACCACCAGATCAACATAACTTAATCTTCAAGCACAACAATAAATACTGTTGAAATTTTTTCGATTTAGGGCTTGGTGAAACATTGATTCGCTAAGCTCTTTTTGCACCCCAACGAGGCGGATAAGGAGGAGCTATGTTTGGTTTCTCGTTCAAAGGCAAACCAACCCACAGAGTCGACACCTCTGTCGACCGGTTAACAAATATTCTTATCGATAACCAAGATAGACTGACTATCGATCGAGACGGTGTGATCAGTCTCAATCTGAACAACGAAAAAGTTCGCAATGAAATGAAGCGTCAGCTTCAGCATCTTGCAAAAGTTGAACCTGCAAAGGCCAGGTGATCGATGGGGACACTGTTATTATCAGCCATTCTAGTTAGTGGCTACATCTTCACGATTACTTCAGTATCCTCTAGATATAAATTTAAGCGCTCCGATGGTTGGGGCGCTTACTTTTATGTGGCAACGTGGGGAACTGGCTTCTGCATTCTGAGTTGGATGATATGTTCGTTCATGGGATTTGTGGGGCTAATCGATTTCTTTGCCCAGCACGCAGGGATCAATAAAAACAATGTCAAAATGCTTATCCCGCTTTCTGCTGATGCAGTTGCTACAGGTAAAAGTTTAAAGATAGCTCTATGGATCGTTGGAACGGTCGTGCTTGCTACGGTTTGTGGTCTTCTGAATAAGGTTTGGCATGCATGCGGTGACCACCGATTTAAAGCCCTTGCCAAGGCAGCTAAAAACCATCCTCTAGAAACAATGGCGATAGAAGCTTCTGCAACCTTAGCGCCAGTTATCTTTACTTTGAAATCAAAAAAGTTTTATGTCGGTTGGGTAATTCGACCTCCGCTGGAGCATGGGAAGATTGAGCACATGGCCTTCATCCCTCTACTAAGCGGATATAGGGATAAAGATACACTGAAAATTGTGGTGACCACTAACTATGATACTCACTATGAAAGCATAGGATTATTCGGTGATATTACTGGTGTGGAAGGCCCGCCGAAGATTGATAGTAACTTGACGCTCAATGATTTCAGGGTTGTTTGCCCAGTGTCTGAAATCGAAAACTTGTCATTCTTTGACTTTCAGACCTATAACCGGTTTAAAGAACTGGAAGAGAAGGAAGAAAAAAAACAGCGCAGGTTTAGGCCCAGAACTTCAAAAGCTTGATGATGCTAATAGAACCCACCCAATAGGTGGGTTTTTGCTTTCTGGTCCCCCAGTTATTTCATTGATAAACCATCCCAGAATCCTGCAATAAACTCAGGGTTGAAAGCGATCGCGAGCACGATGGTACCTAAAACGAGTATAGTTCCGATTTTTGACATACCTCTTTCCTCTACATAGCCGTGATTGAGTAGCTATGTTGTCATGCTCAGCAAGCATGAAACCAGGATAAACGGCCCCGTTTTGTCGATGAAAAAAATAAACCTGCTCATTGTCACCGCCGCACCCTCTGCTACCATCTATCCATCGTTTACTTGTGGGGATAGGGATATGAATTTTGATTTCAATGGTGAGCCAGAGGATTATGTAAAGGAAGCAGCTTCGGTTGATGGTGTTACTCAGTATGTAGGTAATAGGCCGAAAATTAGACAGATGGTTGAGGAAAGAAACAAAGAGCTTATGGAGGTTTCCAGTAAAGGCGGAAATGTGCACACTTGGACGCTGGATTTTTCTGATTGCTTCTATTTGTTTTTGTCATCACTAAACCAAGATAAGCAGGCGGCCATTATAACTATGTATGCAGAGGAGTTAACAGCCTCAGCTTCTGCAATGGATGACGAAACAAATAAAATTATTGCGGAAACAGAAAAGGTAGAGAGGACTGGTGCAGCTATCGGACAATGGGTAGGGGCAGGGGTCTTACTTGTTTTCCTGCTTCTAATATTCGGCATTTTCAAATGAGTTAACAAGCCTCGCTTCTGCGGGGTTTTTTTATGCCCGGAGATCAGTAATGACGAGTGGAACCAACGAAGGAAGCATTGTCTATCAGGTGGAGCTTGAGTCTCAGGCTTTGCTGGTAGGCCAGCGTAAAATAAACGCCAACCTTGATGAAATGGAAGGGCGATTCCTTGCTACTGGGAAGTCAGTTGGTGTTGCCGAAAAATCATTCTTATCCCTGTCTCGTGTGGCCGCAAGTCTCACCACCGCGCTGTCTGTCCAACAAGTTGCTCAGTATGCCAATGCCTGGGTTGATGTAAGCAACAAATTGGTAAACGCAGTGCGGCCTTCAGAGCAGTTGGCGGATGTCACTCAACGGGTATTTGATATATCCCAGAGTGCGCGATCAGGAATTGAAGCGACAGCTGCGTTGTATGGACGCCTGGAACGAGCCACCCGCAGCGCTGGAACCAGTACGGCGGACCTTGCAAAACTTACCACAACAATAAATAAAGGGCTGGTGGTATCAGGCGCGACGGCGGAAGAAGCTAGTTCAACCATGATCCAATTATCGCAGGCGCTTGCCTCTGGGGTTCTTCGTGGTGAGGAGTTTAACTCCATTTCAGAGAATGGCTCTCGCCTTGCAGTAGCATTGGCCGATTCGCTTGGAGTTACGATTGGTCAGCTCAGATCGATGGCGGCGGAAGGTAAGTTAACTACTGATGTAGTTGTGAAAGGGCTTCTTGGTCAGGGGGATGCAATAGCCCAGGAGTTCAGCAACACAGTAATGACAATGGGGCAAGCATTCCAAGTAGCAGGTAATAACATCACCAAGTTCATTGGTGAATCAACCTCAGTGCAGACAGGCCTAAAAGTATTCAATGATACGGTTATTTCGTTAAGTGAGAACATTGATATTGCAGCAGGTGCGGTAACCGCCTTTGCAGTAATTCTTGGCGGTCGATATGTAGGTGCACTGGCTTTGGCGACTCAGGCAAAAGTAAGTGACATACTAGCTGCAAGATCCCAATCAGCAGCCATAGCAGCATCGACCGCAGCAGCAGCCACTGCTGCGACAGTAACGGCAAGAAAGGCATTACTAGATAAAGAAGCCGCATTATCATCCTTAGCTTTGGCGCAAGCTGAATATAACGTTGCTAAAGGATCGTTCGCTGAGGCATTTGCTTTAGAAAATCTCAACGCAACAAAGTCTATTGCCATCCAGCGATCAGCTGCATTTGCTGAAGCTCAATTGGCACAATCAGCAGCCACGAGAACAGCAACAACAGCGGCAGCGATGGCAACTACGACTGTAGGAGGGTTGGCAAGAAATGCACTGGGGTTGATTGGCGGCCCTGCTGGTGTAGCAATGATAGCAGGGGCGGCACTATTCTATTTCTATCAGAAAACTCAACAAGCAAAGCAAGAGGCCATTGATTTTGCAGACAAGCTTGATGGTGTGATCGCGAAAATGCGCACCATGAGCAATGTCCAGTTAGCAGCAGAAATAGATAAGGCAACAAAATCAATAAATGTTCAGTCTGGTGAGGTAAAGAATAGCGAGGCGCGATTAGCAGATCTCACTGCAAGGTTAGAAAATGCGAAGGCAGCTGTGGCTGGGTTATCACAATCGAATTTATTATATTCGGATGCTGTGTCGAAAGTTAACCAGCTGGAAAGTGAGCATATTCAATTAACGGCTCAGGTTGAGTCTGAACAATCTAAGTTGAGTCAGACAGTAAGTAAGGCGGGAATACTGCGAGCGCAGCTAAATGGCACTCTCGTTCAAGGGATTGACTTACTTAAGCGCGATGGGCATGAGGCTAGCGTATCTGCCGGGTTGTTTAATCAGCTCGGAAATGCGCTGGATATCGCATCTAAAGCAAAAGATAAATTTAACTCCTCCAGTATTAGAGTTGAGCGCCCACAGAATATTCAGGACTATCTTGATAAGCAAGAGCAGCAAGTCGAGCTTCAAAGTGAACTAAACGATAGGAAGAGGGCGCAACTTAAAGCTGAACAAGACATTCGAAACCTGGCTGGGAAAGATAGTTCGGATGGTGCGAATAAGGATCGTTTGGAACAAGACGTTTTATTAGCGCGGCAACGGGCCGGGGCAGAGTTTGATGCAACTAAAGCCATCCAAGAACAGAAAAAGGAAACTAAGGATGCTGCTGCTGAAGGAAAAAAAGCAGCGAATCAGACTGAAAGTGCCGCACAGAAACTGGCAAACCTGAAGCAGCAGTCAGAGCTGGCTGCAGGCTCCACCCAGGAGTTAACGCGTGAACAGTCGATTCTGGTTGCCCAACAGTCATTAGGAAAAGGCGCGACGCAGGAGCAAATCAGGCTTGCTGGTCAATATAGAGCGGAAATATGGGATACCGCAGCAGCACTGAAGGCACAAAATTCTGTTCCTGAACTGAAAGAAAATGCGGATTACGCCAATAAAAAGTCTCAGCTTGAAATGCTGAAAGGTGCCAAGGATGACCAAGGCAATCTGCTAATTTCACAAAAGCAATACAACCAAGAGTCAGAGCAATTAGAGCAAGAGCATCAGGTTGCTTTGGCACAGATACGCGCTGGGCAGGCAGTGACGCCTCAACAGGAAGCCGCAGGTTCGGTTGATCCGGTTCAGGCATTAGCAAATGAGAACGCCAAGAAATTAGCACTTATCCAGCAGTTTGAGACTGCGGGAACTTTGTCGCACGATCAGGCTATAGCGTTGCGTGCTGCTGCGGATCGACAGTATGAAACTGACCGAGTTAATGCTCAGTGGGCGTTGTTCACACAGCAGAGTATTGGTTATGAGGCCTTGGGTGCGGCTGTTGACTCGTTCGGGCAAGGGGCTAGCTCTGCGCTTTCCAGCGTCATAACTGGCACACAATCCGCCTCAGACGCAATGAGGGGGCTTGCTGATACTGTCCTAAGTAGTGTCATTCAAACGTTTGTAGAAATGGGTCTCCAGCAGGTTCGCGCCGCGGTGATGGGTACAGCTGCGCAGACATCGGGTATAGCTGCAGTTACGACGGCACAGGTAGCTTCCACAGCGACGACAACGGCGACAAGCGTAGCATCTGCGGGCACGACAATGGCCGCATGGTTACCGGCTGCGCTGGTGGCTTCTGTTGGCTCGTTTGGTGCTGCTGCAATCATTGGTGGTGCTGCGCTGGTCGGTGCCTTTGCTCTTTCCAAGACGCTATCCGGTAAACGCAAGAATGGCGGCCCAGTATCTGCAGGCAGCATGTATCAGGTAGGTGAAGGCGGCATGCCTGAAATCTACCAGGCATCGAACGGTAGCCAGTACATGATCCCAGGCGATAACGGCAAGGTGATCAGCAACAAGGACATGCAAGGGGGAGGGACGCCAAACATAACCCTCATTGTGCAGAACATGTCTTCAGGTGCTGGTGTGCAGGATTACCAAGTGAGCAGAGGTTCTGACGGCGGTAGCGTAATACAGCTTGCGATTGCTGATATACAGGCTGGTGGCCCTCTGAGTGGCGCTATATCCAAATACCACCAAGCCCCGCGCCGAGCAATCGAATAACAGCATACAAACCCTATAACCCGCTTCGGCGGGTTTTTATTAGCGGGAGAAAACCGTGGCAATAGCTTATCCCGACTGGCTATCCCTTCCTCAGAAGGCCAACAAGAGCCGCACAATTGATAGCGGATTTCGCACCGATCAACCTGCAGTGGGTGCTCCTATCTTTCAGCGGCTAACTGATGACCTAAAAACCACCTGGTCACTGAACTGGATTTTCACGCTGCAGGAAGATCGAGCATTTGAGCAGTGGTATCGCAGTCCGCGCTATCTCGATAACGGCAACCAGTGGTTCACCATGCTGTGCAATCTGGGTGGTTCTGGTCTGCAGGTGCAGGAGCTGCATTTTATCGCGCCACCGGTACAGACGAGTATCAACGGCAATACCACAACATGGACGGCCAGCGTTATCACTCGGAAAGTCTACAACCCGGATGATGAATACTCAGATGTCATTGTTGAGCTGCCGCCGTACCAGTGGGGGATTATTGACGAGGTAGTTAACCGAGATTTACCGGAGTTTTAAATGCCAACGTTACGCGAATTTCAGTCTCAGCGTCCTAACCGCATTTTGTATGACACCATGACGTTCTATCACTCGACATTCGGCTATATCCGCCTTGTGAACCGACAAATTTATCCCAAGACGTTTGCGGGGCAGGTTTACACGCCATGCAGAATGGAAGTGTCAGAGAGCCAGCAAAGCAACACGCCGGTAATCAACGCCACAGTGAAGTTTGGCAGACTGGCGCAGGACTTTAAGCAGCAGTTGAAGCTGTGGCGTGCCTATTCACGGATAACGCCAATATCAGCCACTTACCAGCGCTTTGATGCCGCCGACATGAACACGCCACTAAAGCCGTGGACGCTCTACGTTAAAGACGTGTCGATGGATGAGAGTGATGTCACGTGCTCACTGACGCTACAGAATCCGCTGAACAACAACATCGCCTTCCTCTACAACACAACCGACTTCCCAGGACTAGCAAATGCATAAATCTGACTTTGTGAACGTCATGGAGGGTAAGCCGTGGCGCGATAGGGCGTGTTCTTTTGAGGCGGCGGATTGTTGGGGCCTTGTCGTTCTGTATTACCGCTATGTGCTGGGCATTGAGATACACCAAACACCGGACTACGAAGCCGGCAGCGACTTCCTGACGTGTTTTACTGGTGATGTTGTGTTCTGGAAACCAGTCAACAAGCCCGCCGACAGTAGCATTTTTATCGCGTATTACGGCGCGGAGCCAAAGCATGTCGGTTTGGTGGTGGATGGGCAAGCATTCCATAGCCGTGGCGAATCAGGCCAGGTGCGCTTTGACAAGCTTCGGACTTTAGAAAAAGTGTTCACCAAAGTGGAGTTTTACGATTATGCCGTTGATAGAAGTTCAGCGCGTGCCGGGGATACCGAAAGAGCGACATAACCTCGTAGCAGGCAGTATGTTTTACCCCTGGTTGAAATCAGCCAACTTGCACCATGACGTTGAGATACTGAGGAACGGAGTTAAGTTAAAACCTGATGATGAGCTGAATTTCCCACTGAACCAAGGCGAGGTTATCAGCGTATTTGACCAACCTAAGAGTGGCGCACTCGGCACAATCTTGAACCCGCTTGAGCACTTCAACCCAATTAAGTTTACCCAAAAAATCCTTTCGTCACTCATCGCACAACCGAACGCTAACGCTGCAACGAATAACTCCAAGACCTCACCGAATAACAGCCTGAAAGGGCAAACCAACATTGCCCGCAACGGTGAGGCGAAACCGGATAACTACGGCCAAGTAAGGGCGTTTCCAGACTTGATCCAGGAGTCTCTATTTGAGTACACCAATAACATCAAGAAGGTGACTGAATGGATGAACTTTGGCTTGGGCAAGTATGACGTGACCTCGGTTCGCTACTCAGAGTCGAACCTTGGCGCTTTGGCGGGGGCTTCATACCAAATTTTCCAGCCAGGGCAAAACATACCGCTAATCAATGAGGGATTTGCGTTCGACGACATAGACGGTCAGGAATTACCGGGGCCAAATGAAAGCGAAGATTTCCCTGCCGAAACTGCCACGACAACCACTGGCATGGTATCTGGAGAGTTCATCGCTGGGCAGGCGAAGGTAAAGATTAAGCAAAATAGCGAGTTCGATTATTTCTATGACCTACCAAAACCGCACTCAGTTTCGTTCGTTGTTAACGTCACTTACAACACGGTTTCAGGCCCTATAACACGAGACATCACTGTTTTTGCTGATCTGACTAATGCGACCACTTCAGACAATGGAGCACCGGTAGATCCGCAGTATTTCTATGAGTTCACCTTTGCGAACCTCAGTGGTAACGACATAGGGCAGATACCGGGTGATGCGGTTATCAATACCACGATCTTCACGCTGAACGATAACGAACCACTGGTGATCGGACCTTCGTTTTCACCTGTTGACGGCACACAGCTTTGGGTGCATCTGCAGGCTCAATTAGGCCACGGGGACTACGCCAGAACCAGTGTCACATTCTGGAAAGTTGATGAAGACAACAACCAGATCCCCGGCACGCTTGAGAGCTATAACATCGGGTTGAATAATGACGATGAAAACTCTGATACCAAATACGGGACATTCAAATTTACTCCTGTGTCCGGAAGTGGACGTTATGCAGTAACGTTTATTCGAACAAACAATAGCAATGATCATTCGGTGTTGAAGGTGGAAGCTGTCCACATCGTCAGAACGCGCAGTAACGTCGTTTACCCGAATGACACACTCGTCACCGTCACTGTAACGGCCACCGAGAGGGCAACTAGCGCAAGGGAGCGTAAATATAACGCTCTTATCACCCGTCACGTCATCAGTTACAACCTGACCACCCAAACTGTCGATTACACCGAGCGTCCATCACGTTCGTTTGCAGACGCAGTGCTGCACAACTGGATAAAAATAGGTGGACAGGCTGAGTCCAGTATCGACATCTATGAGTTGTACTCGATAGCAGCATCACTTCCGGATCAGCGGTTGGGCTACTTCGACTGCACATTTGACGATGAAGACATTTCTCTCGGTGCTAGGGTGCAGACAATTTGCGACGCGGCCACTGTTACTGCGTTCTGGGATGACGGCGTGTTGTCGTTTACGCGTGATGAGCGCAAGCCAAACGCGGTGACGGTGTTCAACCGCGCCAATACCAAAGCAGAGGATTACAGCCTTTCCTATGACATGACGCTTCCTGGTGGTTTTGACGGAGTGCAGGTTACCTATAAGAACCCTACGACAAACAAGCAGGCATTCATTCGTTACCGGATCACTGGTTCAACGATTGAAGAGGGGGAGCCAGTCAAGGCGAAGAAGTTCGACATGTTGTATGTCAGGAACTCTTATCAGGCGCGTGACAGAGCATTGAAAGAGGTACGGCGACTGCTCTACTCCCGTCAAACGATGTCAATTAAGGCTCTGGCAGATGGTGAATGGGTAAATGTTGGGCAAATGGTACAGGTGCCTGACGTATACGACGCTAATCAGCAGGATGGGTATATCGTTGCCAGGAAGGGAGACGATTTTGACACAAGCGAACGCATTGAATGGCAAGGAGACATGTTTGTCATCATCACTGATGCTAATGGCACTCCAACAGCGAGAATCCAGGCATTTCATCGTAGCGACACGATATTTGGATTTACCGCAGCAGTACCAGCAATAACTCTCAATATTTTTGATGGTTACAACGTGCAGTCACCCTCCCGTTATGTCATCGCCACCCAGGTGGAGATGGATGCGACAAAGTGGACGATCACAGAAAAGAAACCCAATGGCGACGGGACTACCTCGTTAACCATGTCGGAATATAACGATGAAATGTATAATTACGAGGTTACAACGTAAATGACCACACCTACCGGCAAACCAATACCAAGTAATGATGTCATCGATTTAAAGTTTAACTCTGAAAAAATTGATGAAATTGTCACATCAAACAACAAGACTTACACAGATAGGTTTGGTATCCAAAGGTATACATGGGAAGGTGCTCTGGCAAATATTGCACCATTAGGGCACCCCTGGACAGAAACAGAGGCAAATGCAGCAATAGCATCGGGAGAAATATCTGATGGGGCATTTTACTTTGTCTGGTCTGATGACAGTAATAGCATTGCAGATGTTTGGAAGAATGTTGGTGGGGTACCAACAAAAACCGCTAAAAGCTACCCGAGCACAGACTTTATTAATGAAGTTAATAAAGTTGCAAATCAGGCAATGTCAGGAGTAGATGAGTTTAGCTTGTTTCGTACTTACTATACGCTTAATAGTAATGGCAAGTTTCCATTTTATTTAGGTAATGGTACTGATGGTGCATTCGCGATAGATAAAGATCGAGGGATTTGGTTTGCAGGGCTGCAGGCGGCAATACAGGATTATGTCAAACAGTTAATTCCTCGTGCGGTTGGTGCGTATTACAAAGGACTGGCCCACGTAATTACAGACATCACCGGGAAAAAAGCATTGCAGTATTTTGATGCTGATAATGCCGCGTATTTTTCCGGGTTAAGTGAATCTCTACAAGCGCACGTCAGCCAGTTAATTCCCAAGGGCAAGGCCGTTAAGTATCGTGATACAGCTCATGTATTTACTGACGAAACCGGCAAGCGTGGTTTTGGACGTATAAATAGAAAGGGTGAATGGTTCATTCCCGGTGTTGAAGGTCCATTGCAGGATGCAATAGGTAAAACCAGCGCAACGATTGAAATGATTAACGGTAAGCCAGCATTATTTTGGAAAGGCACAAAGGTTTGGGATGACTTCTATGCCACAAGCGCAAGGCCAATATCAGACAATGCTGCGCTATTTACCTTTGAAAAAGAGGACAGCACAAGTGGTTCAGGTTTACTCTTTATCCCCAGTATTCGCGAAATACCCGTTACCTCAGAATTTATTCTCTGCTACATCTGCTTAGGGCAAAGCCTCGGCGCCGCATTCGATAAGCCAGGGCAAAATATTCGCGTTGTCGGGGCGGATCCACTGTTGCGTGGCCGCTGCCTGTCCCCGTCTGGGCGTGCCGATGGCAACAGCGCACCGGTTAGCCAGACTGATTTAGACCGTATTACGGACATGGGCTACAACATTGACCGGCAAGGGCACAATATCCCGCTCGCAAACGGCATGATGTACGAAATGCGTGAAGCAGGCATGAATCTGCCGACGATTATTAACGCACCGTGCAACGCTGGGGGGCAGCCTCTATCCGGTATTTCGAAGGGGACATTCGCGTACACAAAAAGCCTTGCCATGCTTACGCGCATAACTGAGCTTGCTAATTCAATCGGTAAGCCTCTCCGTAATGATTTCATTCTTTTCGAACACGGAGAAACCGATAACGACAACGGGAATTGCCCGACACCTGGTAGCTATTTGTCATTGCTCGGTCCGTATTTTAATGACTGCCTGACGGACTTTAACAGCATCACTGGTTTATCTACTGGACCTGCCATTGTGATTGATCAGGTAGGTAGCCGTATCAATACAAAAGCCAATAATGTAGATGATGAGGGCAATCCTATTGGCGAACCTATCGTTGTACAGTCGTACTCGGTTACTGCAACTGACCAGCTCACATATGTGCGTCAGCATTCAAATTCTATTATGTGCGGGACTAAATACTGGCTTAACTGGCTGTACAACGACGGTACCCTGTCGCATCTGAACCAATACGGGAAAGTGCTTCAGGGCGAGGCTATCGAGAAAGCTGTTTACTGGCACTTGTACGACCCTGCTAAGAAAGGCACATGGAAGGGCACGCGTGTGCAGAGTATCTCCGTCAATGGAAGTGTAATTGACGTCAAATACCACGTACCGTTCCCGCCACTGGTTATCGACACCGAATTTTTGGGCGATTGTGCAGGCAAGGGGTATTCCTTGGAAGCAGGGAGCGCGTCGGTAGTGTCAGTGGATATTATCGGTGGTGATACTGTACGCCTTACCCTTAACCAGGCGCCAGAATCTACAGACCACCTTCTTATCGGATTCACCAACACGACACAGGCGAACAACGGAAATATTTATCCGCTGGTATGCGTCCATGATTCATCGCCGTGGGTATCACGTTACATCACGAAAAATAGTAATCCGGTTCCGCTCTATAACTGGGCAACCCTCGATCGCATTCCGCTGACTGGAGAATTTTAGCATGGCAACAGGTATCAATACCGGCGTAGCATTTAACGAAAGCCGATGGGCGCCAATCGATTTAACAGGCCTTATTCTTAACGCGACCACGCTTTTTAATACCCACAAGGCCCGCGTTTTAGCAGATGGTGGCATTATTCCCGATGAGGCTGGCTGCCTGGCTCGTTTTAAATTGCTTGTCGATAACGGTATGTACGAAAACATCGCTGTTTCTCTGACGCCGCGATTCGGGTTGAAGCTTGCAGGAGATGGAGTATCAGTTCAGAAGATTTATAACTTATCTGGACCTGATTTTATCAGTGTAACTCAGGCAGCTAATTGGTTACCGCAGTGGAACGCTGCAACGGGTTCTGTTCGCGTGCAAGTTAATTCCTCGGTTGCTGGCTATCTCCAGTCTGCGAGTAACATCACAGTGCAGATCGGAAATTCATACGTGGTCAGTTGTGTGGGTAAAGATACAGATCCGACTGACGCTGTTGGTCTGACACTCGGCTCGGTGATCGGTAATTTGCCGATGGCCTATTGCCGTATCCAGAAAACACCAACACAGGATGAGGCGTATCGCTACGGAACGCGCGATAGTGCTTTTACTGGTCCGAATTTCCCTGGTGGCGCAGTCAGCGTATTTAAAACTCCTTATATCGATTATCAGCCGTCCGCTGCATTTTTCGATGTTAGCTCAGGGGTAGTTATGCCGTTTGACAACGGACGCATAGGAACACCGGCAACGGCAACAACGGGAGAACTTTACGCGATGCGTTCAGCGACACCGGTAATCATCGGAAACCCAGCATTTACTGGTTCAGTGATGCAGAACTGCGATGGCTCTTTCCGTGATTTTACGATCCTTAGTTCAGCACAATCCGCAGATGCTTTGATTTTGTCGCGCATTGTGTAGCTTAATTATGCCGGGATGGACCCAGGCTATTTAACTTTGAGTGTGGGATGCTGCCATTATGTCACTCCGGGGATAGTCATGGAGTAATGGTCGCTGGGGTGGGACAAACTTGGGACAGGGACGTTTTCACATCTGTTGATATGGTTTTCTAACTTTTTGCATCTTGGGACGTGTGAGCGCGGTCTGATGCGGTAAGTTGGTGATATGAATACTAAATCATACAACTCTTAATCAATTGGTCACAGGTTCGAACCCTGTACGACCCACCAACAAATCATGCAGTTAGCGTGTTTTCTTCCTTTCTGATTTTTCTTTGCGTACCCTAATTGGGACACACTTCTCAAAAATTGCATTAATCCAACGTGAATATTCAGTTAAGTGATCTGGCGCAAGGTGAGCATACCGACGCACCATTTCTATGGCCTTCTCACTGCCGATTTCCTACAAAATTGATAATGAAACTTCTTATGAGGTGAGCCTGCTTGTTTGAGTGTTCCGCAAGGGAGGTTTGTTTGTGTAGGTGTTAAACCTTGTCAATCAAGTGAATGTGCTCGCGGCTTTCATGGAATAGTCGTCGACAAAGAATACGATAACAGTCTCGGTCGAATTCATCAGCCGGAAAACTGAGTTTTTCAGCTTCATGCAGCGATGGCGCAGTACCGAGGTAGAACCAGTTACTGATTATATGGAAGGCTGTGAGTTGGCCTTGCCGTTCCTCGATAGCGATCCTTCCAGGGAATGGCCAGTGTCGTACCTGGGCCTGCTCCAGGGCACTGAGCAGTCTGGTCTGGTGGGCTTGCGAGGTTTCCTTCCCGCAGCATACTCCTGCACACTTGCCTAATTGGTAGCGAAAGCAGGGTTGCCCGGGGCGCCCTTTTTCAATATCCAGGTGAGTCAGACAGAGCCGTTCCCGATCGGCAATATCGAGCAGAAAGTCGACGGCTGCTGAGCGTCGCAGAAACAGACCGTATAAGTTCGGCGTTCGGGAAAAGTCCAGCGCATCGCTGTAAACGATACGCGTCTGGGAGTCCTGTATTTGCAACGCACAAAGTCGGCGAATTTTACGCAGCCGCTTGTTGTAAAGAGGACTTTGCTGTTTAACCATGGATGATTCAAGCAGTAGCGCACCAATCTCACCCACTGTCTCGATGCAGGTTATACGACGGGTAGCGGCAAGCAATCGCGCTTCACGCGGATTACGCAGGTGAGACTGAACACGGCGGCGAATATTGACGCTCTTACCTATGTATAGAGGATGAGTGTCGCTGTCCCCGTGAAAGAAATAGACGCCACAGGTTTGCGGCAGATTGGCGACTTCTTCGGTCAGATGTTCAGGGTATTGATACATGGGCTATCAGGGACTCACCGCTTATGCAGACGTGGCGTATCACGCCAACGATAATATTTTCTAATTATAAGCCGTATCACCTCCTCAGGTAATGCCAAGAATCGTTCCGAAGTGCATTTGCGTAACGTCGTGGTCGTCATCAAGCATGCTTTTGACCTGATCCACATTGATGTCACCAGCGGCAATAAGCTTGGCAGGTTGGGTGTGAATGAAAGTATCTGGTACTTCGAGCACCATACTGGGATGTTTATTTTTGCTTTCAGGCCAGTGCTTTATCTCGTAATTGAGATTTGTTATCAT